GATTATCTTGGTTACTGGAATCTTGAGGGGTATGCACAAAATAAAATCTGTGAGGAATCCTTCCCTCGCTATCTGCAAAGTCAAATCAACGGTTCTACACCGATAACGTTCTTCCCATACGAAAGCACAACACAGCACCTTGTTCAGACTGCATACAGTTCAACGTTCCCAACGCTAAACGGCGGTGTTTTGGAAACACATCGGTTCCGCAAGGGCAATGATATATACGGCTATCAGTATTGGTATCCTACCATGACCGATGATTATTACCGCAGACGGGCGAATGATGACGGAACGTGGAACGCATGGGAAATGGTTGCTGTGGCTCGTGATCTGTATGTAGGGAGCGGACAGCAGTTTACCAAGCTGAAGGATGCCGTTGATTACATCAATACAAAATCCCTGAAAAACGCAACGATTCATGTGAAACCCGGAAACTATGATCTTGTTACCGAATATGGGCAGACGTACTTGGACGGGTTGGATATTTCAAGTAATCAATATGTAGGGCTTCGCATCGGCAATAATACGCATATCATTTTCGATGAGGGTGCTTATGTAACATTTGCGTATAACGGTAGCAATACAGATGTAGCGGAGTATTTCAGCGCATTCAATGTTATGGGCAGTTGCACCATCGAAAACGCTAATATCTATGTTAAAAATGCGAGATATTGCGTTCATGAGGATTTGCCAGCAGGATCGGCAACAATAGCCCCGTATACCGTAAAATATATCAATTGTACCATGCAACACGCAGGAAACACTATCGGAGAATATGATGGCACAGTCTGCATCGGAGCAGGAACAATGCCCAACAGCCTTTCAATCATTGAAGGCGGCAAGTACATCTGCGGCACTCAGCTTCCGTGGGCTATCAGTTACCATAATTTCTACAAATCAACATATGGCAATAAACCCTCAAGAATCATCCTGAAAAATGTATGGATGAATAACGGGTTCAGGATGGGCGTACACGGTGATTCCGTTGTAAATGTGGTTGTGACAAACTGCAAAATGCCGAGCGGTTGGTATTCGTATGATTCGCAGTATTTCAACCTCACCGAATGGAATAACGTTATCAGTTAAGGGACACTATGATGTACTTTGTTTTAGGCTTAATCATCGGCGGCGCAGTCGGTTTTCTGGCGTGTGCGCTGATGATGTAAAGAAACTATCTGCCCCGTTGTCGAAGGACTGCGTTTAAACGTGGTGTAATGGTAGGCAACGGGGCAGAACCGCAGACGGGAAGAATTTCCCGCCAAGCCCACGGAGTCTTCGGATTGACCGTGAAAGCTCAACCGCTTCGGCGGCATGAGAAAGGCACATCTTCGATCAATCACGCCGCTGTAGCTCAACGGCAGAGCGACCGTCTTGTAATCGGTAGGTTTAGGGTTCAAATCCCTACGGCGGCTCTGATTGGTCGGTAAGCAAAAGGACACTTTAACTAACTACCAATAACCACTATTACACACCGTGCAACAGCCGTGGAAGCGGTGTTCCGAGGTTACCACATCACCTTTCTGGGCGCGGGTGGTTTAGCAGGAACAACAAAAAAGGGGGTGATGCTCAATGTTCACGGTTCACCATGACCCGGATATGTAGCATCGCCCCGGAAACGGGGCAAATGATGCACTTGTCATGTAAAAAGTGCGGATATGAAAAGCCACGCCGCATAAATTACAAAGATGGTTATAGATGCTCATGTATTAAATGCGGATATGCTACAAAGTTGAAACAGACATACGAAGAAGCACTAACCGCATGGAATGAAAGACGGGGCTACCGTCAATAGCCCCGCTTGCGAAGGTATTCGTCAAGCGCTTTCTGAATAGTCCATGAACGGCCTCTCTCTTCTTCCTTCATGTACTTCTCAAGGCGCTCGATGATGCTGGGTGGGAGAGTGATATTATACTTGGTGAATCCACTCTCCTCGATGCCTCTGAGGGAACGCCCTCCATTGATGCCCATTATGCTCACCTCCTAACTATTAGGATAGTGAATTAAAGACGGTTTGTCAATGGAGTGCAAAACCCACTGATAACACTTATACTTTAGTACACTCTAACTTTGGCAGGACACTTTAACTAACTCAGAAAGGAGGGCTTTTGTTGAACAAATACACACCATATCACGAGCCCTCTGCGAGGAAAGCTAAGGAATTATGCGTAAATCTGAAGACCCTGCCAGAGAGATATGAGATGATAACTGATTATATCTCTCGGACGATTTCCTACGATTACATTCGGGCAATTACTATCACTAAGAAAAACGGTCTACCTGATGTAGACCGATGCTTCAATCGTCGTATGGGTATCTGTTTGGACATAGCGGCTTTAGCCGTCAACATGCTCCGGGCAGTATCCGTACCATGTAATCTGGTCATCGGGTGGGCTGATGGCAAATACCACGCTTGGGTGGTGGCCCGGATGAACGGCAAGCGCTACCTGTATGACCACGATGACCCGAACGGCAAAGTACAGGTATACAAAAAGGAGAGGATGTATTAACTCTCCTCTCCCTTATTCTCAACGTATCTCAGAAGCTCACCCGGTTGGCACTGGCACAGCTTGCAAATCGTGTCTATGGTGTCAGTAGATACCGAGAGCCCAGCCTTGATTCGCGAGATTGTGCCATTGCCCATCTGGTGTTCCTTCTGTAGACGATACGTGCTCCAGCCCTTGTCCAGCAATTTCTCAAATACGTCTTGGTACACTATCAAACTAACCACCTCCGAGAATATTATACCGGGTGACGTCCAGCATGTCAAGCAAATATTGGTATTGACATATCGCCAATATTGGTGTATATTCTACTTGGAGGTGATATCATGGCACTCGAAGCGAAAGCAACTTTGCTCAATGAAATGGAACACGAGTTGTCAAACGAACTAACCGCAGTGGATATGGCTAAAGTACTCAGTATTCTGGCTGATCGATTGGCTGGCTATGACATGACAGTAGTAGACAGAGACGCTAATTACGCTGACGATTTGCTCGATGCTTATTTGTCGGCACTCACTGTCGAGGGCAGGAGCCTCAAAACGATTGACAGATACAAGTACATTATAAGCCGAATGATGAAACACGTTAAAACTCCGACACGAAACATTACGGTTTACCACCTGAGACGGTATCTGGCAGACGAAAAAGCCCGTGGTATATCAGATAGGACTCTGGATGGCAACAGGCAAGTATTCTCGGCTTATTTCAACTGGCTACAGCGAGAAAATTTGATTGAAACCAATCCATGCACTAATCTGGGAGCTATTAAGTACACTAAGAAAATCAAAGATATCTATTCTGATGTCGATTTTGAGCGAATGAAGTTTGGCTGTCGGTCTCTTCGAGATCGCGCTATCGTCTGCTTCTTGAAAGCTACAGGATGCCGTATCAGTGAAATGGTTGGCCTTAACCGAGACGATGTAGACTTCATCAATCTTGAATGTACTGTCCTTGGCAAAGGTAATAAGGAAAGAACCGTATATCTGGATCAAGTGTCGGCAATGGTGTTACAGAACTATCTGGCAGAACGTAAAGACAATTATCCCGCACTCTTTGTTGGCAAGGGCAGTGAGCGGATGAAACCCGGTGGTATTCGTAAGATGTTGGTGCAATTAGGACAGAACAGTCATGTTGACCACGTACATCCTCACAAATTCCGTCGTACAACCGCTACCAATCTTATCCGACACGGAATGCCTATTCAGGAAGTCGCGGCTATTCTGGGTCACGATAAACTTGATACGACGATGCAGTACGTTGTGCTGGATAAGACCGACATTAAAGCGGCATACAGGAGGTATGCGTAAGGGGTGATAACTTGGAACCAAACCCAGAATTTCCTATCGAACAATATTTCTTTACTGAAAACCGTTGCTACAAGGCAAACAAACGAATTGCTCCGATCTGCGTACAGGTTCATTCAGTAGGGTGCAAAGGTACTGACCGGGACAGGTGGAGGAAATGGAACAACTCGACCATCGAGAAATGTCCAAACGCTTTCATCGATACTCAGGGTATCATGCAAACTCTTCCGTGGGATTGCCGCCCGTGGCTGTCCGGGAGCGGCTCAGTCGGAAACGCTAACAATTTTGCCATAGGGTTTGAAATGTGTGAACCCAGCACTGTGAACGATACTCCTGATACAGCACATTATTTGTATGATTGTTGCAAGTACCTCTGCACTCAATTTTGCATTGATTACGGGATTCTCCCGGGCAACGTACTCTGCCATGCCGAGCTCCATAAATATGGAGTGGCCTCTAATCATGCGGATGTCACGCACTGGTGGGGTAAAAAGGGTACGAGTTGGGAACCGTACACTATGGACAGATTAAGGTCTGAGATCGCCGCAGATTTGGCTTCTCGCGGCCTCCCAACCAAGGCTGAGGAATTATCAGCCAACCGTCTTCCAACGCTCAGGAAAGGCTATATAGGCGAAGAGACTAAGTATTTACAGAAGCTCCTCGGTATAACTGCTGACGGTAAGTTTGGTGCTAATACAGAGAGTGCTGTTAAGAAATTTCAGAAGAGTAAAAACCTGAGCGCTGACGGTGTTTGTGGTAATAGGACGTGGGCCGCTTTGGTCACTGACGTAGACCCGGAACCCATGCCTGAACCAACTCCTGTACCCGTTCCCGATCCTACACCGGAACCGGATGACGAGACGGAACTGGTCGAAATGACGCTGGCTGAGGCTCTGGAAGTCAGGGCGATATTAAGGAAAGCATTAGAGATAGTAGAAAAGGCAATCGAGAGTAGGTGAACACTTTGAACGCATTCTTTGAATTTATGCAGAAAAATTGGGGCTGGATTGTTTCAGTCACAGGTCTCATCGGAGGGCTGGTGGTTTACGTGTATACTCGTCTTAAAGCCCTACAGGAGGGCGTACAGGCTATGTTACGTGCTCAGATGATTACATACTATAACTATTACGAGGAGCGGGGATTTGCCCCGATCTATGTCCGCGATTCTTTCCAGAATTGCTGGGAATCATATGAGCGGCTGGGTAAAAACGGCGTTATGAAGGATATTCATGACAGATTTCTTGCCCTGCCAACTCGTGATAATTAACGGAAGGAGCAGAACTATGGATAAAGACGCATGGGTTAAGAAACTTTCGTCGAGGAAATTTTGGTTTGCTGTTGCGGCGTTCGTAACGGGTCTAATCGCGTTCATTAAAAACCCGACAGGCGATCCGACTTCGCTCATAATGAGTTTCGGCGCTGTGATTGCGTACATCGTCGCGGAAGGATTTGTGGATGCCGCTCGTGAACATGGTGAGACGTACATCATCGAACCTGAAGAACATCCTCCCGAGGAAGCTGAAAACGAATAATTACCTAAGCCCCCGATGACGGGGGCTTTATTTTATAAAAATTTTCTGAGTCGGTTGCCAAATTCTCTGTTTTTGTCCTGTGGTTATTGAGCGAAGAAAAATTATATTTTCGTCCGCTCAAAATTAAAATTCATCTCCAATGGAAAGTGAGAGGTCGATTTTCTAAGAAATTTTTAGGTAAACCGGAAAAACCGCTTCTCAACTGTCCGTAAGGGGATGAGGGGAAGAACCTCTCGAACAAATCAGGGTGACGGCCTACGTCAGAAAGGATCATTATGGAACATCAGTGTGAATGCAAACGCAGTCAGTGGGGCGACATGATTGTCGGATGCCGCGATCAGGAGAATCGTTTTCTCTGGTTCCGCTTCTGGTGCAAGCATATTCCGGGCCATGAAGGGGAGCCCATGCCTGTTTTCAGCACCGATTACCGCGACGCCCTCCGGTTCGTCTACTCAGATATGGCTGAGTTTACGATGGAGAAAATCAAAACCGAGCACAGCGTTGAAAATCTCTTTGTTACCCCGGCATTCATGCCCGGTTCCAAAGGTGGTATGAGTCTGCTCAGGATTCTCTACGGCCCCGACCCGGAAGATGACACGGACGGAGACGAAATTCCTGTAGAGACCTCTGCCGATTTTGAAGGGGCTCCCCTGTGAGGGGAGTACCCTGAACCGCCCTTCGGGGCGGTTTTTATATTCAGTAACGCATTCAGTAATAGCAAAATATTTTTTTATATTCTATTATATTTTTGGCAAAGATTCTCTCCCCTGCCGCTTTGCCGTGTTTTCACAAGTTTCGTGTATTTCTGTCATTTTAGGCAATAAAAATCCCCCAAATCGTACAGATTTGAGGGATTTGAGCGGAGAAGCCGGGATTTGAACCCGGGCGCCCTTTAACAGGCCTACTCCCTTAGCAGAGGGGTTAAAAATGGGAGTATATAAGGGCTTTCGTGGGATCATTCGGTAATAGATCGGTAATAGCATCATATCGAATTGACCGCTTTCAGCTTATCTTTAAGAGGAATACGGACATAATTTTTGAGGGTGGTAAGGTAGTTGGCATGACCTCCGACCTCTGCGATAACGCCGCCCTGAACCCCGGCTGAGGTCATCCGGGAGAAGAAGTAATGGCGGCACGTATGCGGAGGCAATTCCCTGAGCCCGGTTCTGGCGATGACGTCCCAATAATTGGTATAGAAGGTATCCTCATTCATCTCCAGCAGTTTGGCCTTTCGCTCAGGGACGATTTTCGCGATTAGCGGCTTTATCTTAGAATGAATTGGTATCTCTCGATTTATACCCGCTTCTGTCTTGATTCCACCCACCATGTAGTTTCCCTCGAGGTGAATGTTTTCGAGCAAAATTGAAGACAATTCTCCGTATCTAAGTCCTGCATAACACATGATTAAAAGGTATGCAGTAAACGGATGCGTTTTGTAGTCTGTCCAGAGGGCCTTAACCTCGTCCTGAGTCCAGCATTCTCGTTTGGCAGTAGGTGTATCATACGGGATGTCGATATACTCGGTCTTGTTGTACTGGACGATCTCCTTCTTAATGGCGATCCTGTACAGGTGGGACATGACCGTCTTCATGTCCCGGGCCGGGTAATAACTCGTTGTCTGGGCCTCAATCGTTGACTCCATATCGGATACCGTGAGATCAGCTATGCCTGTAAACTCATAAGCCGACCAGCGCTTCCAAGCATAACCCAACTTATCCTTCTGGCTGTTTGAAAGCGTATCATAATCATGGCTCTGGAGATAGAGCTCGTGGAGATCGTGGAGGTTCATGTTCTTATGTTTCTCCACGGTCTGCTTCAGGCTGGGCAGGGCGTTAATGGCGTCTGAACGCTTAACAAAGACCTTTGAGACGGTCTTCTTCTGCTTCTTACCGTTCTCATCCATGTACCAGCCCAGCACCTGAGTGGCGATCCATTTTCTGTTTTTAAGCTGGTAGACAGTACCCTGCCCATTCCCCCGCTTTTTCCGGGATTTGGGTTTTGCGATCTGGCTTGCCCCGCACCAGTTACAGAACAGGGAGCCGTCCGGGACGTCCTTAGCGCATTTAACGCAGATCATAATACGTACTGGCTAATCATTTTGCCGATTTCACGCATGTTTACATTTGTTTTGAACTCAAAAGTCGCTGTGAAACCGTTGTTGAAGCTAATGAAGAGTTCAGAGTCCGGGAAGGCCTCGATGAAGCCCACCGTTTGGATGGTAAAATATTGGATATTGGAATAAGGCATCGTGGCAAAGGATTTCCGGGAGCCCGTGATGCCCTGAACGTCTACGGATACGATGCGCTTATTCGTGAAGATAACCATATCTCGTGCCGTCACAAAGGAACTGACGATATATTCCCCGTCGATCAGGAGCCCTTCGAGCATTTCCTGCCCACGTTCGTTAGGTACTTGCTTCAGCTTCCATACGTGGCCCTGCTGGAAGTTAATCATGACGATACCACCTTTCGAGATCATAAAGTCTGGTGTAGCCGCAAACCCAGCCAATGAGACTAAGGTCTGGGTGTTCCTTTGGCGTTTTTATTTCCGGTGGATAAGCCGGGTTATCACTTACAAGAGTATATCCTCCGCTGGGATCACTATACACATGTCTTACTAAAGTAGTATTAGAGTCGATCATGACTGCCATTATTTGACCTTCAAAACCCAACGTGTCCTGTTCTTTAATAAAAAGGATATCGTTTCTTTGATAAGTCGGATACATACTATCATCTTCAACAGTAATAGTTAAATCTACATCGATCATAATCTTCTCGAAATGCGGATTTAACACCGATTCAAACATTTC